GGCGGGCGCAATGGGACCCGCCGTTTGCACGGCGGGCGCACAGGACGCGCCGCGGTCGCTCTTGCGGGACGCATCCAAAAGGGCCTCTCGCTCTTTGGCGGAAATCTCCGGCACGTGAAGGAAATCGCCCTGCACGAGCTCATAGCCCGGAGTCGGAGCGACGAGGACGATCCCGCCCTCTCCGCGTGTTTCGATCAGAACTTTGCCATTCTCGTCGCGGGCGAGTTTCTGGTTGCCCTCAATGCCGGCGGGGCACCGATAGAAGACGTGGTACCCGCCCGACGGCGAGCGTTCGACGACAAGGCGCCGGCCCAGCTGGGGCGGGACACGCGCCCCAAATTCGGGGAAGGCCGCGCCCTTGGAATCGAAGTCAAGGCATTCGAGAAAGCCCGACACAGCGCCGCAGACGAGACACATGCCGGAGGCGCCGGGCGAGAACATCGCCGAGATTTCGTCCGGTGTCGGACGTACCGACTGGAAGCGCTTCCAGGAGGAAACGGCGGGGCGCTTGTCCTTGGGGACGGCCGGCAACGGGGTGAGTCCGGCGGCAAGCAAGGCGGGAGGAAGTTCTTGGGGGATCATGGCGTGAAGTCCTAGAAGGGAAGGTCGTCAAGTGGGTCGTTCCAATCGTCGGCAGGCGTCTCCGGCTCCCATGCGTCGCCTCGGTCCGGCGCGCTTTCCGAGACGGGCGCGTCCGGCACAACAGGCGCAGCGGGGCGCGGCGGACGGAGGGGCTTTAAAAACCAACCCGTGACGCGGGGCCACTTTTCGCCCGCGGTACGGCAGACGGTAATCGCTTCGGCCTCTTTCACGACGGAGGGATCGCGGCAGAGGGCCACGCATTCGGCGCAAGTGGCGGGCGGCGGCACGTCGCGCCGCGCATGGTCGAACCACCAGCGCTCGAACTTCTTGCGGGCGTAGCCCTCGTGCTCGACGCACAGCCATTCGCGATGGAAATGCGTCATGTCTTCGAAGTAGGTGACTTCGACGGTGGGGTGGTCGCCGGGCTGCTCGTTCTTTTTGTGGTGGACGGCGTACTCGACGTAGGAAGTTTGGAAATCCTCATAGGTTTTCTCGCCGGTGAGAATGCCGCCGTTGCGAGCCTCCGCGTCGAGCGCGCTTTCCTGCCGGGGAAAGTCGAAGCCGCAGGCGGGGCATTTCATGACGGCGGGGTGGACGAGTTCGCCGCAAGCGGGGCACTCTTTCGCGCGGGGCGGCTCCTTCTGCTGGCCGGAAGGGCGCTGCTCGCGCACGGTGATGGCGTCCACGGGGCCGTGCCGGACGATGTTGCCGCCGTAGTCCAGAACGAGCGCGTCTGATTTCCCGGTCTCCGGCGAAAGGCGAAAGGCTCTTCCAACCATCTGCGCGAACAGTCCCGGCGACTTGGTGGGGCGGAGAAGAACCACGCAGTCGATGTTGGGCGCGTCGAACCCGGTCGTGAGGACGCCCATGTTGCAGAGATATTTGATCGGCTGTTCGGCATTCCCAAACAAGTCGCTTTGAAGATTGCCCTTGAAGGCGGAAAGAATCCCGGCGCGCTCGTTCGATGGCGTCTCACCCGTTACGACCTCGGCGCGCGCGCCGGTAAGACGATGAAGCTCTCCCGCCACGTCATGGCAGTGCGCGACGGACGAGCAAAACACGATCACGCTCTTCCGGTCGCGGGTGCGCTCGGCGATGTCCTTGCAGGCGGACGACACGGCGGAGGCGTTGGCGACGGCCTTTTCCACGTCCTCCTGGACGAATTCGCCGGCGCGGACGTGAAGGTCCGAAAGATCAATCGTGGACTTTCCGGCTTTAGCCGTGAGGCGGGAAATGTAACCTTCGGAAATAAGACGCGGAATGCCGACCTCGTAGCAGATTTCGTTGAGGATGTTCTCTGGCTTGCAGATGAGGCCGCCATCCACGCGGTACGGCGTGGCGGTGAAGCCAATCACGCGCTGATGGGGGCAAAGCGCCTTCGATGCGGCGAGGAAGGTGCGATAACGACCTTCTCCGTCGGGGGGAATGGTATGCGCTTCGTCCACGATCACGAGGTCGAAGGCGCCGAGTTCCTCGGCGCGCTGGTAGACGGACTGGATGCCGGCGACGATGACGGGTTCGGTGGTGTCGCGGGAGGAGAGACCGGCGGAGTAGATGCCGACGGGAAGTTCCGGGCAAAGGCGGCGGACCTTCTCCGCGTTCTGTTCAAGCAGCTCCTTGACGTGAGCGAGGATGAGGACGCGTCCATGCCAGCGCGACGCCGCGTCGGACGCGATGCGCCCGAGGACGAGCGACTTGCCGCCGGCCGTGGGAATGACGACGCAGGGGTTGGTCGTCTTTTCCTTCAAATGGCGGTAGACGGCATCGACCGCTTCAAGCTGGTAGGGGCGGAGTTGCATCATGGGGCGCGTTCGGCGATGCGGACGAAACAAAAGGGGTTCCCCTCGACGGGAGGACACTTCTTCACGGTCAGGTACTCGACGAGGGAGTCGTCTTCCCAGACGCGGGCGAAAGTGAGAGAATCAAGCAGGGCTTTCAGCGGGTTGTCGATGTCGCGACGGCGACGATCGGCGGGGTAAAGCTCGACGTGGAGCGCACAGGGGACTCGGACAATCCCCTCCGGGTCGCCGCCGGTCGCCGCCGGGACGAACCCGGCGGCGAGCGCGGCGGCACGGACGCGCTCGCGGTAGCGCCGCCCTTCCGACGAGAGAACCACCATGTGACCGACATGGCGCCGATAGCGGTTCTCGCTCGGGGGATAGGGCAGCTCCAGTCCGATCACATGCTCCATGGCGCGGCGGCGTAGGCGGCGGCGGGGTCTGCGGGCGGCTGCGCCACGGGGGGCACGACGGCGGCCGGAGGCGGGGCCTGGACGGCGGCGGGCGCCTGCTGGACGGGCGCCTGGACAGGCGGCGGAGCCGCGACCGGCGCGGCAGGCGCACCGCCAAGCGCGGAAACGGGGCCGTAGTTCTCGACGTTGTTGCTCTGCTTGCCGTTGGAGAGCGTCTCGACGGTCACCTTGATCGCGAAAGGCTTGCCGAAGAGGTCCTCCGGGCAACGCGGACGGGGGACGCCGACGGCGAGGCTGATCTTGGCGAGGTCCCGGCGGGCGAAGCGCACGGCGTCGGGATTGGGGTGCCACAGGTTGAAGCGCGCGAACACCTTCCGGCCCTTGCACGGGCCGTCGCAGACGGTGAACTCCGCCTTCATGTGATAGCCGGAGCCGTTCTTGTTCTGAAGCTTTTCGGCGTTGGTGAAGAGGACCTTGTACGCGCCGGCGGGAATCGGCTCGAAGGAGTCGGACACGTCGATCTTGGACGCGTCGAAATCGTTGTCGAAGACAAAGAGTGCCATGGTGATGATGTGGGGTTAGGATTTCTGGTTGTTGGTTTGGGCGGCAAAGGAACCTTTGCCGATGTTCTCGACGAAGCCCTGCCAGGAGAAGGGAACCTCGTCGGGCAGGTTGTAGCGGTTCTTCGCGACGACCGGCGGGATGCCGACGCAGCGCATCATGCGAGGGGCGCCGGCCTCGTCGTCCACGGCGCGACGCGTGGCGGAGTCGACGATCATGCGGCGGTGTGCGAAAAAGATTCCGTCCACCCACTCGCGGACCCAGGCGTTCGAAGTCTTGTAGAGACGGGGACTCCAGCAGTCGTAGTCCCCGTTCTCGGGGTCGTTTATCTTCTCCGTTTTCGCGTGGGCGAGCAGGAGAACGATCATCCCCGCGTCGCGGAGGCGATCCAGCGCCGCCGTGATTTCCCGGAACCGGAAAAGCTGCGCGTCGTACCCCTGGCCATAGGGGAAGTCGCTGATCTTCTGCTTGCGCCCGTCGGCGCAGACCTTCTTCTGGACGAGGTTTTCCAGCCCGTCGAGGGTGTCCACGACGACCGTCCGGTATTCCCCGTGGTCCTCGGCGAGGTCCGCGAGATAGGAATTGAACTCGTCGAGGGACCGGGCGAGCGGATACTTGTCGACGGCGATCTGGTTCAAGCCCTCTTCGGTCGGGACGAAAATGGGCGTGGGGCATCGCGACCCGAACGTGGATTTCCCGATGCCTTCGGGCCCGTAAACGAGAAGGCGCGGCGGCGTGTTGGCCTTCCCCTTCTGGATGAGGTTTTTGAGGCTCATGGCGTGTTGTTTTCTTTGCGTGTTGTTTTCTGTTTTGCGGCGAACGCAAGAGGCGTTCGCCTAAAGCGACAGGGACCGAACGCTCTCCCATCCGGTCGGCCACGATCCCGTGGCGAGGCAGTGGGAGAGCCGGCCCATGGCGTCGGCGTTCTGGATGGTTGCCTTGACGAGCGAATCCTCTTCCACCCGCCAGACGCCGCAGCGGAACGGCTCGGCCTTCTCGACGGCGATGATGTGGACGGGGGCGTTCGCCGCGACGGAGAACACCTCGCCCAGAATCGACCGGTAGAACGCGAGTTGATGCACGTACCCGAAAGAACGGGCGTCAAGGGGGAAGCGCTCGATGTCGGCGCACGTCTTCAAATCGACGATCCCCTCGACGGGGTTGAACCAATCGATGCGGATCTGGCACTGCAGTCCGTGCCACGTCGTGCGAATGGTCCCCTCGGCTCGGCCGGACGAGAGAAGGCGCGCGGCGGTGTCGTGCCGGAGGACGGACCAGCGCATTTGCGTCATGGCATCGTAGTCGCGAGACGAAATGACGGGCGACGACTGCGCCGCGGCCCATTCGCGAAACGCCTTCGTTTCGCTTCCGTAGGGCATCCCCGTCTTGGGGTTCACCGGACCGTCGGCAACGGTGAACGCGGCGCCAAACGCCTCTTGCCCTTCGAGGATGAGTTTGTGGGCGGCGCGCCCGAACGCAAACGCCTCGCTGTCCGGCTGACGGGCCGTGCCGTCCCAGACGGCGCGGAGCAGCACGGGGGAGCGGCGGAAAAGCCCCAGGAGGTGCGAGGAAACGTACTTGCCGGCCCGGGCGGCGGCGTGGTATTCGTCCTCCGGCACGTCGAGAAACTGCACGGCGGTTCCGTCAAAAGGCGGGGGCGAGGCGGAGGGCGCCGAAGCAGGGGGCGGCGGGAGAAGCGAAACGAATCGGTCGCGGAATGAGGCGAGCGTGGCAAGGGCGGTGTCCACGTCGGAGACGAGGCCGGCCAAGGCTTCGGCGTCGCTTTCGTCGGTACGGAGTGTCATGGTTTTTAGTGCGTGTTTTTTTGGGTGGAGGGGATGCCAAACGCGGCGTCCCCAAGAAGGGAGATCGGGATTGCGCAAACATCGTTCATTTCGCGGCCTCCTCCTTGGCCTTCGCGACCTGCTTCTCGGCATCGGCTTCGAGGTGCATCATTTCGATTTCCGTCGCGATCGCGTCGAGGACGGCCTGCGCCTCCTCGCCGCCCAGGTACAGGAGATTCCGGTCGCCATCTTCTGGCGGGCCAAACATCTTTTCGTCTCGCGCCGGACGCCGTGCGAGGACGCAGGTGCCGTACACAGACGCGCCGAGAAGGCGGGACGCAAGGTCGTTGCGCCGATCTTCGTTCGCCACCTGCGGATGCGTCGCAAGCACGAGGCGAAAGGCGTCGTTGCGCCATTCGGGAAGCGGAATCTGGACGATCCTCCCCCCGCAAAGCTCTTCGCATTGTTCGTAAAGGAAGTGCGCGGCGGGGAATGTGCGCGGCGGGCTGCTTAGCGGGAGGAGAACGACGAGCCGACGCGTGGCGGCGGGCGTCTTGACGTCTTCTTGTGGCATATTATCAGATGGGTTTGTTGGGGTTTCGGAGGACGTAGTAGCCAACCGGGAAACGGCCGTTTTCGGAAGGCTTTTCGATCCGGCGCAGAAAACCGGACCGCACGTTGCGGGAAAGGAATTTGTGGAGTGCGGTGCGATCGGTGATTCCCGGGATTTTGATCTCGGACGCGCGGAGGCGGTGTCCGGGGGCGGCGAGGAGCTGGACGACGAGCGCACGGCGCCGGGCGTGGCGGTCGCGGCTGGCGATCCAGCCGCCGCGTTCGGTTTCGGAGACGACGGGAGGAGGCAGGACGGACGGGGCAAGCGAACGGAGGAGCGCACGCGCGGCCCTGGACCAGCACTCGTCGCAGCGGGCGCGACTCATGCACGAATCGCATTCGCCGGCCATGCGGTCGAGGAAGTCCTTGACCGACTGCTGCTGCGCTGGCGTCCAGTTCGGCACGGACCTACCCTCCAATCAAGCGAGACGGGGGCGTCCAGTCGTAGCGAAAACGCCGAGACGAAACGCGGGTGCCGGACCCGACGTTGGAAAGCCACCATTCGACCGCCATCGGCGGAAACCGCTTCACGCCGGCCCCAAGGTCGAAATGCGGGATCGGGAACAGGGAGCGACGACAGAAGCGCCGAACCTGCACGGGCGTCGCCGGCCTTCCGTCGATGTCGAAGAGGGGGGCGACCTCCTTTTCCGACAGGAGCGGCATCGGCGCGGAAAGTTCCGGAAGATTGACGCGACAGCAATTCAGGTACTCGACGACCCAGGCGACAGGGATCATCCCGCGCGCCAGTTCGTGCGACCTTGCCGGAACGATGCGGTAAAATGAGGACGGTGCCAGCTTGAACATTCGCTGGAGCGCCTTCGACGAGATGAGTTTGGGGAGGTTGTTGTTCATACGCGGGTGCGCGGGAAAAGCGCGTTGATGAATCCGATTACGAGAAGGGTCCAGGCGAGGCGACGGAAGTCGCGCAGGTAGCGGAGGCAAAGCGCGAGGTCTTCGCCTTGTTTTTCCAATGTTTTCGTGATACGATCTTGCACGTCATGGCAACGCTGGCAATCATCGACCTCCTCCTCTCGCGCGTGATGAACGCCGTGTTCGGGAAGCTCTTCCCGCCCCGCGTCGCCGTGTCGCTCGAATGTACTTGCAGCGGGTACTTCGGCCCGCCCATGTTCTCCCGCGAGGCGGAGCGCTGGGCATCGCATATCCTCGCCGTCACGCTCCTCTCCCATGGCGAGGCGAGAATCCTGCGCGTCGGCGTCGTCTTGCCCAACGGGGAAAAGGTCTTCGCCGGCGAGGGCGACTTCGCGGAGGGGTCCGACCTCCTGCCCGTCGTACTCCGGGACGGCCATGAAATCGCCCGCTTCCGCCTGAAGCCGGACTTCGCCGCCCGCGCCGGACTCGACAGCATGGTCCCGTTCGCGGAGTTCGCCGGCGGGCGCGTCGCCGTCGGTATGGCGCTGCCCAAATAGAACGCAGGAAACTGCAACTAGGCCAAGGACGCCTATCGTCGCCACGATCGCGACGCGGACCGTTGGGCGCAGGCTTTGAGCCGTGATCATTTGCGAACCCTCCCGTCGAGAAGTAGCAACGGATCGTAGAAGATGACATCGACGACGCCGCTTCCCCGCCGGCGGTTGCGTCGAATCCGGAGGCGCATCCATTCCGCGAAGAAGGAAAGCGCGACCGCAACGATGATTATCGCCGCGGAGAGCGGCACGGCGAGGAAAATCAGCTGGTGATTGATGTTCATGCTGTTTCTTTGCGAGCCATCCCGCTAAAGCGAAGGGTCTAGACCCTTTTCGAGTAAAATAAATATTGCATCTCGAAACGACTTTTTGTTTATGGCTGCCCATTTCTTGATGCGGATATAGAGGTCGATGGGGATAATCATAACTAAATCCCCCTCCGGCGCTTTTCGGCGCGCTTCTCTTCGTTCTTCGCAACCATTCTGGCAATGCGTTCGTAGTCTTCGGATTCAAGTTCAACGTCACGCGTCGCCCGTTCAAGTGCGGTGACCGCCTCGTCATTCCATGTATCGCCATTCTTCTTGGCTAGTTTCTCGAGTTGGATTCGCGTCTTAATTTTGATCGCGAGTCCAACTTTGATTTTGTCAACTGCGACTTCGTTGCTCATTTTGCTTGGGAGAAGATGTTGATCGTGCGCCTTGTGCGTCGCGACGAGGCGGCATCATAGCAGGGTCTAGACCCTTTGTCAACCCCTTTTCGCCCCGTTTTGAAAAAAAAGTTATCAACAGGCAAAAACGGGAGAAAACGACTTGACACGGCGCGCGTCGTGTGAAATAGTACGAAGCCAAAGGACACAAGAAAAATGCAGCTGGTTTTCGAGATCAAAGAGGCACCGGACGGAAGCGTGACGGTCCATGCGCTGCGTCGCGGGCGCGGAACGCGGCGCGAAAACATTTCCGCCGACGCTCTTGTGGAGGCGTCGAAACGGGCGGGGATGCCGCCCCGGTCTCCACGAGGCGCCTACTCGCTTCCAGCGGACTCCGCCCCGGAATTGTCGTCCCTTCTCAACCTCGTGCTGGCCGGCCCGTGAACGACGAGTGCCAGCCAGACCTCTTCTCCGCTCTTGGGGAGTTGCACGTCTCCGCGAACGGCGCGCCCAGCCTCGCCGTCCGCGTGGAGCCGGCGCAACGCGACCTCTTCGGCGCGGACGAGCCGCGCCAGCCGGTCATGCGGGATCTGCTTGATCCTGCGGCGCCGCGATCGCCGGAGCCGCGACCGTCACATCGACGACCGGCGACCCCGCCTTCGGCTTGACGCCCAGCCATTCGGGCGGCATGTCCGGGAAGTTGTAGACGATCTGCCCGACGGTCACGGACGGTCCGGCCGCCTTCGCGGACACGCGCTCGGCGGCCGGCTTCGCTTCGTCGATCAGGTACTCGGTGAGTTTGTCGGAGAACTGCCGGCGCTCGCCGATAATGCCATCCTGGTTGAGCCCGACACGCCCCGTGATGGGGATCGCGTCGCCTTCCGTGACGCGCTCGACGGCCTTCTCGCGAACCCGCGCCGCCTGCCCTTCCCGCCGGACGCGCCAGGCGAGGTTCCAGATGCGGCCGAAACCGTCTTTGTCCATTTTGGCGAAGATGTTGAGCCGGGTGTAGGAAAGTCCGCCGATGCGCTCCCAGTCGGCCACCTTGCATCCGCGGGAGATCGCGCCGACGGCGGCAACGAGGGCCGGCGCGAACGGGCGCAGCGCAATCGATGTCCTCGATGGCTCCGGCGCGGACTTGCCTTCGTCCACCAGTTCCTCGGCGGCGAGGCGCATCACGTCCTGCGCGGCGTCAAGATCTTCCTGCGTCGGGGTGGGCACGGGAACCGGCAGGGACGCGAGCCAGGCAAGCCGGCTTTCTTCGCCGAATTTCCCCTTCGTGGCAAGGAGCATGGCAGTGTCGCTCGCATCCTGCGCGGCGTGGGTGTTCTTGTTGCGCGCGCAACGCGATGTGGTGCTTTTGCGCTTCGGGGCGGCGTCCGCGTCGGTGGCGGCTCGTTTGCGTTCGATTTTTTTGAAGGCCATGCGGGAAATGAAAAAACACCCCGCGCGAAAATGCGCGGGGCGGCAACAGGAGAAAGAGCCAACCTAATCCTTCTCTTGCTGACACTTTCGCGACTTTCCTCCCTTCGCGCGCGCAGCGGCGAGAGAGCGGGCATGAAGGCCGTCAGACTCCGCCACGAAGCGCGGCGGGATTGGCGGCGGACGCCGAAGGTTTCGAGCGCGGACCTGGAGTTGCGCGGCGGCGGCGCCAAGTTCCGCCAGTTCCGGCGGCGGATCGCGCCAGTCCATGCCGTGCGCCTCCGCCACGGCGAGCAGATCGGTTGCGGCGCGGACGTGCGAAATCGCGGTTGCGAGAGTTGCGCGTGGCACGACTAGATATCCTCCGGGCGTTTGCGTGGTCTTCCGCCCTTCGCGCCGTTGGCGCGAGAGGCGGCGCGCTTGGCCTCGCTCGTCGCCGCGCCGCGCTCGACGGCATCGACGATGCGGAGCGCATCGGCCAGTTCAGGGCGGCGGTGCGCGGCCTCGATGAGGTCCATTCGCGCGCCGGACCAGTCGTGGCGGCGCATGGCGCGCAACGCCTTGGCGACGTAGGCCCCCGCCATCATGCGCCGGGCGTCGCCCTGCCGCTGGGCGTCGGCGGCGACCGCCTCCAGGTCGCGCAGGGTCATGGCCGGCCCTCCTGCACGGGCCGGTGGTCCTGCGCATGCGTGTGCCGGATACGGAGCGGCATGCGCGCCAGCACGGCGAGGCCGGGGCCGTAGACGATACACTCCAGGTCGCGCCGCCAGTCGTCGGCGCGCGCCGAGAGCCGGTCGAACGCGGCGAGGTCGGTCAGCATGCAGTATGGCGAATCGGAGCCATCGTCGAACATGAGGCCCGCGCGCTCCGGGCGCGCCGGGTCGCTCTTGTCGGGGCCGATGGACAGCACGGCGACGCGCCCGGTCGGCGCCTCACGCGCCACCTCGGCGGCGAGATTGGCCGCGACGAGGAGCCGGAGCGCCCCGGCATTGATGGAGTATGCGGTTTTTGTCGCGCCGTTCGGCGTCTCCCAGTAGTCGGTCGCGACAATCTCGCGCCCGTCGTTTTGGATTGTGTAGGTTTGCATTATTTGGGGTCCTGTGTTAATTTTCTCTGTGTCGCGCCCCTCCGGGCGCGTGAATTGAAACATCTCGGTTGCGCCCTCCTAGGGTTCCAACCAAGCGCCCCGGCGTTAGCGCGCCGGGGCGCATCTTTTTCTACGCGATACCAGCCGCCTTCTCCGCGGCTCGGTACGCGGTCCATTCGCGTTCCCACGTCGCCTTGACCTCGGCGGGGACCTCGACCTCCTCGTGGTCGAGGTACACGCGCAGCCCGTCGCGCCCGTAGAATCTCTGGTTCCACCGCGCGCCGGGCTTCCCCATGCGTTCGGCGAGAGTCGCGGGCTTCGGCGGAAGCGCGGCGACCTTTGCGGCCTTCTTGGCGGCAGCCTCGGCCTTGTCGGCCTCGCGCTGCTCCATCGATCCACGGCCCGCGAGACGGGCGCGCTCATAGCGCTCGTAGGCGGCGAGAGTCGCCGCCCGCGACGCCCCCAGGATTCCGCCCGCTGGGCGCTCAGCGTTTTCGCGGGCCTTGGCCATGTGGACCGCGCGCGTCTCGTCGTCGAGGCGCGCCCAGTTAGCGCACTCGATCTCCTCGCGGACGAGATGCGCCGCGTCGTGGCGGTGGATGATCCACCAGTTGGCCTCGGTGGACATGCGCCCCAGCACGGCGCCGACGAACGCGCGCCCATCGGCGTTGAGGACGCTAATCGATCCGCCGCAGGCGGCGGAGAGCGCATCATCAAGCGCCTGGTGGCGGATGGAGGTCGCCCACGCGGCCTGCCTCTCGGAGCCTGTCAGCGCGGGGAGTCCGAGCGCGCCAGCCGTTTCGGCGGCGGCCTTGTTCTCGGCCTCGCGCGCTTCGGCGCGCTGCTGCGCCCTCTGCTTCGCGTAGCATGTGGGGCAGAGGCGGTCGGTGTCGTCGGCGTGATACTCCTCCCAGCGATCCGCCTCGCGGCGGTTGTAGCACGTGACGCTCCACGTGTGTGTCGCCCCGCATTCGGGGCAGGTGCATTGGATGCTGGCCTTTGCCATTGCGTATCTCCTAGGGTTGGTGTTTTTGTTGGTGCCGGGCGACGCCTGTTAGCGCAGGGGGTTGTGTCGCGCGACGGAGGGACATGCTATCCTAACATGTTGGGTTTGTCAAGTTGGCGAGGCCGAGCGCGCTTGGCCTCGCCCGCGGCGAGCGTATCCGCGAGCAGGTAGAGCGCAGCGCCGAGCGACCCCAGCTCCGAGCGGCGGCAGGGGATCGAGGCGAAGATTGCGCGATCCGGCGCGGCGGAGTTTGTAAGGTGGATATAGAGCGCGCGATCCTTCCGCGGCCGCCTCTCCCAGCGGTCGCGGATTTCAATTTCGAGCGCACGACCAAGCGCCGCGGCGCGCTCCTCGATCCCCTCGAACGCTTCGACCTCGAACGGCGAGAGGTCGAGAAAACAGGCATTTTGCTTCATGGGTGGTTCCTTCTGGTGGTGGTTCCGGCCGGCCCTTTTGGCCGACGGGCGGTTGATTTGGCTTCCCGCGACGCGGCGCGCGGCCGCGTTTCGGCCCGGCGCCTCCGGGCTGTCGTCGGGCGGGATTAGATGGCGGGCTTGCGCATCGCCTCCAACAATTGCGCGGCCGGTCCGCATGGCGTTGCGGCATCTATGCGGACTGCAAAATCTCCGCTTGCCATGCGAGACTCGGCAACGTCAAAATTAACCAGGGACGCACCGTCGGCCGGCAGGACAATGCGCGTCGCGCCCGGAACGTCTTTTGCGGCATCGAGCGTGATTTGCGCGCTCTCATGCCACCGATGGGCCAGGGCCGCGATGTGCGCAACGCTCGGCAGCGACACGGTTTCGCCGTCGTCGTGGCCGGCAAAAACGGCCGGCCCGACGTAGATACGACGCGCGCCCGTGGCCCATGTGAGCAGGGGATTTACCCCGGACACGCCGCAAAAGTCGTCGGCCAGCCAAGCGTCGACGGCCGGGGCGATCTCCATGCAATCCAGCAAGGAACCGACTGTTTCGCGCGAAAAGTCGTAGGTGCCGCCTCGCGGGACATCCCATAGCTCCGCCGACGTGCCGACGCCGGGGAGTGCGTCGGCGTCGTCGTTTTGCGCGCCGACCGCCCGAAATGGATGTGCGACGAACAGCAGCGCCCGGTCGTCGTCGGCGACGGTGCCGGGATGTCCTCGCTGCGCCGTCCAGACGACGGCGGCGCCGCCGGCGGACACGCCGCACAAGCGCGGCGTGTCGTGTGTCGATCCGGCGGCGTTCGCGCCGACGGTTGATTCCCAAATTTTCACGGGCTGTGTGGTATTGTGCATTTGTGTTGCCTCCTGTTTGTTCTGCGTTTGTTTTGGGCGGGTTGGTGCTAGCCGTGCCAAATGTCGGTCACGGCCGGAAACGATGGACGGGGGGAGATTGCGGTAGCAAGCGCCAGGGCGGCGCGCGCCAGGGCGGCGCGGATGCGGTCGGCCGCCGTGGGGCGGCGATTGAGTGCGCGGCGCGTTGCGCCGGGCACAATTGCGATGTGCTGATGATTCATGGTTGGGTTCTCCTGTTTTGATCCAGTTCCGGCCGGCCCTTTTGGCCGCCGGGCGGTGATTTTGGCTTCCCGCGACACCCGCAGGGCGGGCGTTTCGGAGGGTGGCCGGCCCTCCATCGTCAGGCGGGGCTATTCGGCGGCGGCGACCAGCGCCGCGGCGGGGCAGATGTAGCGCGCGTCGTCGACGGGCGCGGCGTTCGTGGTGGTGGTTTCGGTGTTCATGGTGTTTTGTCTCCTGTTTTGGTTTGGTTGCTGTTACGCAACATTGGTGTTGAGCATTTCAGAAATCCCTGTTTTGATCGAGGCTTCAATTTCGTAGCGCTCGGCGGTGTGCGGGATGTAGATCGTCCGGGCGTCGTCTGCGCCCGTCGCCTGGATCGCGGCCGCGCGGCCGATCGATCCGGGATACCACAAATTCGCGGCGTAGGCCGTGCCTTGCTGCGCGAATTTTGCGCAGAGGAAATAATGGTTTGCGCGGCGCGTCGTCTGCGTCCGAACGCCATACCACAACGCGGACAAATCGAGGGGGGCGGAGTCGTTCTTGAGCGTGATAAAAGCCGTTACGTTGCGCCGGTCGGCGTCGCCGCTGGGCATGTGCCTATTGGGTCCGCCGTCACGCCCTTCCGACAATTCTTCGACGACGCGAACGCTGAAACCGGCGGACGAAAGCGCCAACACGGCGGCGGCTGCGTAGGCGCCCCGCTCGGCAAAATCTCCAGGCTCATGCATCGCCGAAAGGGCGGCCGAAAAAATCACGGTCGCGCGTTTCACTGGGCGCGGGCGCCGAATGCGCCGCTTGAAAAAGCGGGGGTCCCATTGGCCGGGCAAGTGTGCGGCCGCATATCGCACGCCGTCGACCTCGTCGCCGTCCTCGGCAAATTTCCACCGCCGGGCGGTCGCGTCGGTATCGTTCCAGGCGGACGCAAGCAACATTTCGGCAAAACGCGCCGCTTTTGCTTCAATGCTTGGATCGGGCGCATCCCGTTCGAGCGTCGGGACCTCTGCGCACGTCGAGACTTCTGGGCCGTAAAAATCGGGGCGCGCCCGATTGATTTGCGTCCGGCGCTCGTCCCATTTCCGCGCCGTTACGGTTTTGCCGTCAATCCTGGCGTCGATGGCGGCGCGGACGAATTCGACGGGACTTTCAAAGTGGTAAATCATGGCGTTTTTTTTGCTTTTTGTTTTGTGTCGCTGGGGGGCTGGCTCGTCGGTTGCGGGGGCCCGTGTCCGCAAGACGCCCGCGACGGCGGGCGTTTCGCCGGGAAAATCAGGATGCGAGGAATGCGGCGCGGGTTTCCTCGCCCATACCGGCGCAAAAATCTTCGAGGATTTCACGGGCGTTCCCGAACGCCTCCGCCCGCATCGCCCGCGCGAAGTCGATCACGGTCCGCGTTGAGAAAAACGCGCCCAAAAGTCTCCGCTTGTTTTTCACGCTCCGCGCCTTGTCGCGCGCCTCCAGCACGATGTTCGCGCGGCGCTCGTCGCCGGCGTAGGCAAGCGCAAGCCGCTTTTCGAGATCGGTGTCATAGTCCACGCGCAAAAAGTGGAAACGGTTCAGGCTGGCGGCGTCCTGCCGTTCCCGCCCCGTATAGTCGGCGGTCGCGCCCTCGCCGTTCGTGTTGCCGGCGGCGATCAAAACGCAGTCCGGATTCCGCTTCACAACCTCGCCCGTCCAGGGGATTGTCATGGTCCCGTTTGCGGTCGCCTGGTTGAGAATCTGAAGCGTCGACGGAATCGCGGCGTCGAATTCATCGAAAAGGAAAACTCCGCCGTTTCGGTAGATTTCAACGAAACGGGACGGGCGGTAAATCAGGCGGCCCGTTCCTTCCTCCGGTTCCAACCGGCCGAAAATGTCGCCGGCGGAAATCTCGCCAGAGACGGAAAGCGTACCGAAACGCGCGACGGGATCGCGGTCGGGGAAAAGCACGGCGGCGGCCTGCGCGGCAAGATGCGTTTTGCCGCTTCCCGTCGGTCCCAACAAGTAGACGTTCCAGCCATAGCGGATCCGTGCAAGCAGCTTTTCGAGCGCGGGGTGTGCCGTTTCGCCGTCGGGGAGTTTTACCGGTTCCGGCCGCTCCGGAAAGCGAAATTCGACGACGGGCGCGGCGGCGTTCTTCGCGGCCTGGGCTGCAATCGACTGCATTTCGGCGCGGATGGCGTCGAGCTCGGGGGCGATTGCCGCGCGGCTGGCGTTCGCGGCCGCTTCGCCTATGCCGCCGAAAAGGGCCGCCAGACTGGCGGCGGCGTCGATTTGGGGCTGGGGGGCGTTGGACGTGTCCGATTTTTTCGGCGCCGGGGCCGTGGCGGCGGTCGTTTTTTTCGCGGCCGGGTGCTGCTGCTGCGCGGGCGGCGCGAAAAGCGCGAGGGAGGATTGCGCGGGGGTGGTGTTAAGTGTGTTCATGGTGTGATTTTTGAGGGTTAATGAGTGGTTGATCAAGCAAAATCGATCGCTTCGTCATAGCGTTCGTTCGCGTCGTAGCGCATCGTGGCGTCGAGGGCGCAAAAACGGCCGTTGTGCATGCGGATTCCGGGGCCGCGCTCGTCGTCGAGGATCAGGCGTCGCGTGGTCGGCGCCCCGGCGTCGGCCGCGAAATCGGGGCGCGCGTTGCGCTCGTCGTCATAGATTTTCGGAAGGATCGCGATCGTGCATTCCTCGTCGTCGGGACGGTAGTCGATCAGGCGAAAAAACGTCCACGCGGCGCGCTCCTGGCCGATTTCCGCGGCGTACACGTCGCCCGGCATGGGCGCGCGCGTGGCCTCCTCCTCCATGCGCGCGAGCGTCGGCGCGTTCGCGGGCGGGGTCCACGAAAACAGGTCGTCGGCTCCGCCAAAGAGCATCAGTTGGGCCGCGACGCCCGCGACGCGCTCCGGCGCGGCGCTGGCCGCGTGTTCGCGGATGTAGGCGCGTTCGTCGCTGTCGTCGATCCACGCGTCGCCGATGACGGGCGCGGGTGTGGGGATATTTTCGGATTCGAGGCGGAAGGGTTCGGTTTCGTTGGTGGTATTCATGACGTTCTTCTCGGTTCTTGTGTTGCTGTCTGTCGTTTTGTGCATACAGTGTAGCGCAAAAAAAATGGATGTTGATCCTGTTTGTTGTGGTGCCTGTTTTAGTAGCGCCGAAAATCTGGGATGATCTGAGCGAGCGCGTAGCGGATTACGCGCGAAATTGACGCCCCGCGGCGGGCCGCCTCCGCATGCAACGCGCGCTCCTCGTCGGCCGTCACGCGGAAAATGATTCGTCGTCCACTGGCGGGCGGCGGATTTTCGCGGTTGGCGGTGCTGGCGGGGGTGGTGTCCATGGCGGGCGGTGCGTGTCTTGATAGGGCGCATTATAGGCTATGTCTTTTTGTATGTCAAGGGGTATGCACAAAAATTTTTCAAGAACCTTCAAACGCTTGTTTGACCAGTAAAATACAGGGCGAAACGCACTTTTTAGCGATGTCTAACAAAACTTTTTTTGCGTCGTCTAAAACTTTTTTTTCGCCGATTGGGCGCGCTCTTGGTGCCCGATGGGGCGCGGCTGGCGCCTGTCGCGGTGGCTGCCTGTCCGCCGATTGGGCGTCGCTTTGAGCCTGCCCCGGCCGTTGGCAAGCGGCGTCGGCGCCGGCTCGCGGGGGTGCTCCGGCGGCAATTAATTTGTTTTGAAAAATTTGAAAAATTATTTGCAAGGGCGAATAATTTTGTTTCGAATTACGGGTTTCAACGTCGCGCAATAATTTGTTTGAAAATAACACCCTTCGTTGCGCATCTCGTCAAATTGTCCCAAAAACGCCACCTTCCGGCAATTTCTTTGCGCCGGGTCGGCAATTAGGATTTTCAACTTTCCGCTATGGGACAACGGATACAATTAATTATTTTGCATTACAAAAAAGTTCTTTCCCCCCTTCTTTTTTTTTACTCTTTAGCGTATGTAAAACGCGCGCGCACTCGCGACGCCCCGCGTGGTGTGTGTGTGTGTATTCGCGCGCGCGAGAAAAATCAAAAAATCCCTGGCGCCCTCCATGGCGGCGGATCGGCCGGGACGATACGTCGGCGGCGCCGTAGGTCTGCGGCGGCGTCTCTGGTGCATCTGGCGGCGCTCGGTGCGCCTGTAGGGCCTCCGGCGCGCTCCTGGCGCGTCTGCGGGCCTCTGGCGGCGTCTGGCGCGCCTGTGGCGCCTCTGGTGCGCTCCTGGGCGCTCCTAGGGCGCTCCTAGGGCCTCCCTCGCCATCTCTCGCGCTCCTAGGGCCTCTAGCGCGCTCCCGGTGCCTCTCCGGGCTTCCTGGTGCCTCTCTCGCGCTTCTGGTGCCCTCTCCCGCCCTCCTCGCGCCTCTCCGCGCCTCCTAGGGCGCTTCTAGGGCCTCCAGCGCGCTCCTAGGGCCTCTCTTGCCCTTCCCTCGCGCTTCCGGTGCCCTCCACGCCTCTCCGGGCCTCCTGCCCCGCCCTCTCCTGCCCGATGACGCACGACGGCGCCCCCTGGTCGGTCGCCTCGTCGGCAAGGGGCGGCGAAGGGGGCGGCGAAGGGGGCGGCGAAGGGGGCGGCGAAGGGGGCGGCGAAGGGGGCGGGGTCGCCGTTCGTTCGCAGTTTGTGCCGGGTATGCGCGGCTTTCGCGAAAGTAGCAGTTTCACATTTCGCAAAAGTAGCATTTTTTCTGCGCAAAAGTAGCGGTTTGCGGTTTCGCAAAAGTAGCGGTTTTTTCCCGGCTGGCGGCAAGGTGGGCGCGTCTGCCGGTTTCCGGCGTGGCGTCGGCTCTGCCGCCTGGTCCTGGCGCGGCGGCATTTGCGGTCGCCATTTGCCGGCCATTTGCGGGGAGTTGCGGAGGATAATCGGCGGACAATTGCCGGTTGTCATATAGGCGCCGCGCAATATCCGCTTATCGACAAAGGATAATCGCGCGACGTCCAAGGGTTCCATACCCTATCCCTCCCGGCCGGGCCGCTCCGCCCCGCCGATCCGGCCCGTCGCTCCGTCGCTCCGCCCCGCCGCTCCGGCCGTCCCGCCCGGACGCTCCGCCCCGCCGTCCCGCCCCGGCCGGCCCGGCCCGGCCCCCCGGAACGCCCCCCACCAGGTACCCCCCTTTGGGGGATGCGTTTCGCGCGGGCGGGGGCGTGTGGACCCGACGGGGGGCCCCTGCTTTTGTTCGGACGGGCCGGGTGGCGGGAAGGGAGGGGGTCGAGGGGGTCTGGGGTTTTGAGTCCCGGACTTGTGCCTGTTGCCTCGACGTGTGGAAAAAACCGGAGATGGCGACGATGGAGGTCATGAGCGACGAAAACAAGACAGAAGGCGCGAGGGGCGGGGTGGCGAGGACGATCACGTACCGCATGGGACCCACGGCGCGAAGGTTTCATGCCTGCACGGCGGGCGTGAAAGGCGTGATGGGGCCGATTGGGTCGGGGAAGAGCGTGATGTGCTGCGAGGAAATCTACATGAAGTCCTGCCGGCAGAAAGTGGACCCGGAGACGAACGAGCGAGTCAGCCGGTGGATGATCGTGCGGAACACATTTGCGCAGTTGCAGAAGACGACGCTTCGGACGTGGATGCAGTGGTTCCCGGGGACGAAGGTGCACATGAGCAGTCCGATGAGCGGGGTGTACCGGTGTCCACATCCGAGCGGGGACGGGACGACGGTCGTGATCGAGTTGGAGTTCCGTGCGCTGGACGGGGAGGACCAGATTGCGGACCTGCTGTCGCTGGAAGTGACGGGGTGCTGGTTCAACGAGGCGCGGGAGCTGGAGTTCAACCTGATCCAGAACGCAAAGTCGAGGCTGGACCGGTACCCGGCAAGTAAGCCGTGGCTGAACTACTACCCGATCCAGGACCTTGGCGTGATCATGGACACGAACCCGGGGTCGGAGGAAGGGTGGTGGTACCAGAAGGCGGAGATCGAGAAGCCGGACGGGTGGGCGTTCTTCCGGCAGCCGCCTGGGGTGCTGCGGATCGACGACGGGGAGGGGCGGCATCACTTCGAGGCGAACCGGGGGCAGGACCCGGCGATTCCTCCGGCGGAGAACTGCGAGAACTATTCGTCGGGGTTCGACTACTACACGAAGAAGCTGTCGGGGGCGTCGGAGGACTGGATACGGGTGTACCTGCAAGGGGAGTACGGGACGACGAACGAGGGGAAGGCGGTGTACCCGGACTATTCGGACACGGTGCATTATTTCGACGGGGAGCTGACTCCCGCGTGGGGGCTGCCGCTGTACATGGGGACGGACTTCGGCCGGACGCCGGCGACGGTGATCGGGCAGCTGATGCCGGATGGGCAGTTCGTGGTGTACGACGAACTGTGCGGGCAGGACATGGGGATCATCGAGTTCTGCCAAGGGTTTCTGCGACCGCTTCTGGCGAACAAGTACCGGCTTTCGCAAATGCGGGCGTTCAACTTTGCGGACCCTGCTGGAAGCGCGGGGAACCAGATCGACAACATTTCGTGCATCGAGATGATGAACCAGCAGGGGATTCCGACGCAGCCGTGTTCGGTGCCGAACAACTCGCCGTATCTTCGCTGGGCGTCGGTGACGGAAGCGTTGCGGTGCCGGCTGTCGAACGGGAAGCCGGGGCTTGTGATATGCCGTCCGTGCAAGAAGTTGCGGGCGGGCTTCCTGGGCAAGTACTGTTACCGGCGGCTGAACAAATCGGGCTTTGGCGGCGAGACGTATGCGGCGGCGGTGGACAAGGACAATCCGTATTCGCACCCGCACGACGCGTTGCAGTACATGGTGTACGGGGCGACGCACCAGAGCGGGGAGTCGGCGTTTGACGTGGGGGTGCGGCGCGTGGCGGGGTATGTGGCGCCAGGAGGGGCGCTCGTGCCGCCGGCGTCGTACGTGGCGGCGTCTCCCGCGATGGCGCGACCGCTAAATGCGCCGACGCCGCTTGTTCCCTTCGGGGGGCGATATTCCCGCTTTTCGGCGGTCGGGGCGGCAACAGGGCGATTGCGGATGGACGGGTTCTGCTGACGTGAAACGAGGCATTTTCTCCCGCTCCGGCCAGACTTTTTCCGGCCTTTTGGGACAAGCTGGAACGACTTCCGGAAAAATACGTTTTCGATCTGTTGCCGACTTGACTTTTTTGCGGCGTCGTGGGCGAGGCTGGGTCCCATGCAAGGCGAAGGAGCGAGCGTGGACGACCTCGTCCTCACCCTGGGGATCCAGGGCGGGGGCGCGGAGATGCCGACACTTGCTTCGACGAACCCTCTTCCGGCGGCGCCATACGAGGAGAAAGGCAAGCCGCCGGCGGGCTTGGCGAAAACGACGAAGCCGATGGCGGCGCTTTCGGCGCTCATCGGGGAAACGTACGAACGCAACGCCCGGCACCGCAAGGCGAGCGGGGTGGACGAGTTCCTGAAAGAGATGCTGCTTCTGTCTCTGGGCCGGTATTCGGCGGAGGAGGAAGCGGCGATCCGCTCGACGGGCGCGCCGCTTCTCTTTCCGGCGATTGCGGACAAGAAGCGCCGTGCGGGCGCGGCGATGCTGGGAGAACTGTTCAACAATCCCGGCGACAAGTGCTGGACGCTTTCGCCGACGCCGGACCCGCTTGTCCCCGCTTGGGTGCGGGAGGAAGCCGTGGAGGCGATTCTCGACGAGGAGGAGCGCTTTGCGGAAATGGAGGCGGCGGCGGGGCTTTCCGGGCCGCCCGACATGGAGGACATCCGAGCCCGCGTGTTGCGGCGGATGGACGAAATCGACGCTCGGAGGCGCGAGTTCGCGCGTCGGGCGTGCCGCCGAATGGAGGAGCGCATTCACGACCAGATGGTTGAGGGGCATTGGATCGAGGCGTTCAACCGCTACGTGGACGACCTGTGCGTGTACGGGACCGGGATCATCCGGGGTCCGGAGCCGCGGGCGCGGCGGACGGTGAAGTACGTCGAAGGGCGCCGCGGCGTGTCCCGCGTGAAAGTCGTGGAAGACGTGGCGCTCGAATTCGAAGCGGTGTCCCCGTGGGACTGCTATCCGTCTCCCGGCGCGCTCGAGATCGGCGACGGTCCGCTTGTCGTGCGGGTTCGCTGGCAGCCGGAGCAGCTTCGGCTTGCGGCGGAAACGTCCGGAGCGGCCGGCGGCTGGATGCCGGACGCCGTGGATGCGATTCTGCGCGCCTCGCCGCAGGGCGGGTCGCGGGATTCCGCCGCGGAGGGGGGCCAGGCCTTTTCACCCGGAGACCCGAATGGCCCGCGGCAAGACACGACGGCGGCGCGTCCGGAGGAATCGTGCCAGATCGAAGGTCTGGAGTATTTCGGCGAAGCGCGAGGCTCGGAGCTTTTGGGCGTCGGGATCGCGTGCGACGCGGACGGCGGCCGGATCGACGCGGAGAAGTACTACGAAATCGACGCGATCCGCATCGACGACGTAGTGGCGTATTGCCGCGTCGTGGAGCCGCAGGTGGGGCGGGCGCTCTCGAAGGGCGTGTTCTATCCCAAGTCCGGCTCCTGGTGGGGCGTCGGGCCGATGGAGAAGTGCCGCGACGCGCAGCGCTTGTGCAACGCGGCGGTGCGCTCCCTTGCGGTGAACATGGCGCAGGCGTCCGGGCCGCAATTCGCGATCAACGACCTCAACCGGCTGGACCCGAGTTGCGGGCTCGACATGACGCCGTGGAAAGTGTGGGCTTTCGGGCCGCCGGCGTTCGGGCAGGGCGGCGCGGCTTCTCCGATCCAGATGTTCCAGCCGGCCTCGAACGCGGGGGAGCTTCTGCGCGTCGTGGAGTACTTCGACAAGATGTGCGACGAACTTTCCGGCATTCCCGCCTACACGATGGGCGGGACGGGCGCCGGGGAGATCGGGCGCAGCGCGGCGGGGTATTCGATGCTGATGGAAAGCGCCACGCGGGGCTTCAAGCACGCGACGCACCAGACGGACGTGCATGTCGTGCGTCCGGTCGTGATGCGCTGCTACTGGTGGAACATGCTGCACGACAAGGACCAGACGATCAAGGGCGACGTGCAATGCAACCCCGCCGGTCTCATGGGCCAGATTCTCAAAGAGCAGGACTACAACCGCAAGATGCAGTTCCTCCAGCTCGTGAACAACCCCACGGACATGCAGATCGTCGGCATTCCGGGTCGTGCGCGGCTCCTGCGGGAGATCGCGCGCCCGATGGAGCTTTCGCTCGACGAGATCGTCAAGTCGCCGGAGACGCTGGAGCGCGAGCAGCGCATGGCGGACCTCCGGCAGCAGCTTTCGCTGGCGCAGCAAAGCGCGCAGCTCGACGCGACGCGTGCCGGGCTTCTCACGGGCGCCCCTCCGCCCGAAGGCGGCGCGGAGGAGGTCCCGCCGGAGGGCGGCGGAGATTTCCGAGGCGCCTCGTCGGGGCGCCGCACGACCGTCCCCGCGCTTCCCTCCCCTTCGGGCGGACCCGGCACGGGCATGACGCCGCAGGCGCGCGGGACGATGCGCTACGTCGCGACGGAGCCGCGCCGCCGCGCCATGCAGGGAATGCGGGCCGCGCAGACGCGCGCCGCGCGCCGCGCGGCATCTTGAAAAACCGACATCGAACCCATTTTTGAAACGCCATGATCCTCACGCTCAACCCCAACGGACTCGCGCTTTTGCGCTCCCCGGCGCACGCGCCGCTTGTCGAGATGCTGCGGCAGCTTGTCGAGAAGTCCTACGAGGACACGATGGCGAACCTTCTTTTCCCGGACGAACGCGAGTGCGCGACCCCCGAGGCCGTGCTGCGAGCCGAAGGCCGGGTTCTCATGGGACTGCGAAAGATCTTCGAAGGCGCTCCGGCGCCGGCGGCGGGCCAAGCCAGCCCGAATCCGCCGGACGCGCGGAACTCGCCCGCAGGGGTCGTGTAGCGGAACCGCAAGGGGCAAGCCGGAAATCGGTCATCTCCGCTCCGGCCGGCCGATGGAACTCGAAGGAAAGGCACCTTCGCTCCAGCAACCCGAAAAGGCACAGACATGGACAACACCCAACCCACCGACAAGAAACCCGAAACCACCCCCGCGCCCGCAGAAGGCGCGGCGCAGCTTGCCACCGTGCAGGACTTCGCCGCCACGCTCGGACCGCGCACCCCCGACTCCGCCGCACCGGCGAACCCCGCCGCCGACTCCGCCGCGCTCCAGCGCGAGCGCGTGAACGACGGGCGGCTCCGCAAGGCCAACGAAGAGCTTGCCGCCGCAAAGGCGCGAATCGCGGAACTGGAGGCGCAGGCCGAACAGGCCCGTGCCGCGCAAACCGCGTTTTCCGCCGACACGGTGCGGTCCTTCGCGGCCAACCCGGACGATGTGGACGAAGGATTCGCGGCCACGACGGCCGGCGCGATGAACGCCGTCCGCGACGGGCTGCGCAAGGAGTGGGACGGGCGTTTCGCCCAGATGCAGGCGCAGCTCGACGCTTCGCGCGCGAAGGCCGACGAGGCCCGGATCGCCGCGAATCTCGAACGCACGCTTGGCAGCGTCGAGGCGTTCGCCCCGGGGCTTGTGCTGCGCATTGCGCGCGGCGATCTCAAAGAGGGTTTTGGGCGCTTCCTGGACGGCATCGACCCGTACACCGGAGCGCCGTACCGCGACACCCTGAACAGGGCGGTGCGGGACGGACGCACGGCCGCGGCGAAGAGCGTCTACGAGCAGTTTGTCCGCCAGTCCGGGCTTTCCGGGCAATTCGGAAGGGTCGTCACGGCCCCTCCGAGAGCCGACGCGCCCGCAGCCCCGCGCACGGCGGGGGAGGGGCGCGTCTGGCCCAGCCGCCAGGCGATCGAGGCCGAAATGGACAAGGCCATCGACGCCGAGCGGCAGGGCCGCATCGACCGAAAAACCCGCGACGCAAAACTCGCGGAGCTGGAAGCCGCCGTCATGGAGGGCCGCTACGCGAAGTAGCGCGTCCTTCGGGCGTGGTGGCGTCCGGCGCAAGACAAGAAAGACCCCCAAGCCATGTACGACAAGGCAAACATGGTGCACCACCAGCTGCCGGAGGCGTTTTCGCCCCCGGTGTACTCGAAGAAGATCGACGTGAAACTCCACGATTCGGTCATCTTCACCCCCTGCTTCAACCACGACTACGACGGCGACGCGAAGGGCCCCGGCTCCGAGATCGTCATCCGCTCGAAGCCCGAAATCGTGGCCCACGCCTACAAGCCCGGGACGCCCGTCTCGCCGCAGCGCGTGGACTCCCGCGCCCGGACCGTCAAGGTCGGTCGCTCCTGGGAGGTTTCGATGGAGATCCACGACTGGGAGAAGATGAACACGGACCTGCCCGCGTGGCTCGACCTGCACGCCTACGACGTGTCCCAGGCCGCGCGCGAGTACATGGAGGACGAATGGTTCGGCGAGGCCGACGCGGAACTCGCCGCATCGCCGTTCGCTTCCCGCAACTCGGGGACCGCGGCCGGCGAGTTCGGCACGTTCAACCTCGGCACCGACGCTTCTCCGGTCGCCCTCTCCGCAGAAGGCCCGACGGCCGCCGCGAGCGCGAGCAAGCGGAACGTCGTCGACCTGTTCTACGACCTGAACATGGTTTACAGCCAGCACACGGGCGCCGGACGTGGCTTCAAGTACACCGTCGTGCCGCTCGAAGTCTGCGACCTCATGCTGCGCTTCGACGCGTTCTACCGCTCGGCCTCCCCGGCCGCGCTGCCGGAGATGCTTTCGGCGGACGTGTCCAAGTTCGGCGCGCATCCGGTGACGGGCTTCAACATGCTCGTCTCCCGCCGCCTGAAGCCGAAGGTCGTGAACGGGACCAAGGTGTTTTCCATCTACTTCGGCGACTCCAACGCCTGGAGCTGGGTGGACCTCGGCTCCGTCAACGGCATGTTCAAGGACGTGGACAACACCCCCGGCAAGGACGTGGACTACAACATCGGGCATTACGACCGGTGGCTCGCCGATCCGCGCTACTTCGGCGTGGCGAAGGTGACGATCTAACCCCCAAGACAGAAAGGGACAAACTGACATGGCAACCCAAACTCCCTACGCGGAGGATGTCGCCCCGATCGTTCAGGGCGGAGTCTGCGCCTTCCAGGGCAAGAAGTCCGTCCACTGGATCGGACGCATTTCCGAACTCGCCGCCGGCGGCCGCAAGATCGACCTGCCGAAGGGCTTCCTGCCGACCCGCTGGGTCGTGAGTGCCAAGGCGCTCGAAGACCCCGTGGGCGTCTACAACCTCGGTGTCGGTCTCGCCGACGGAACGGTCGTGACGATCACCGGCAAGCAGCAGACGCTGACGGCCGGCGCGCCGGAAGACGGCACGTTCGCGGACACCACGAGCGGCGCCGCCATCACCGACACGGTCTGCCAGGTGAAGGGCGACTACGACGGCGACGACGACGATTCCGTCCCAGACAAGGGCTCCGGGAATCTCGGCGGCGTCATCGCGTCCGCCGTGTTCTCCGGCAACCCCGTCGTCGCGACGGAGGACCAGTACTTCACGATCACGGCCACCAAGACGTCCGGAACGCTGAACCGGCTTTCGAACGACTGCCTCGTTGAAGTGCGCCTCTACCTCGACCAGGTGGACCCCCATCCCGTGAAGCAGTTCTAGCCTCACTCCCCGGCACGGGCGCGGCGGGTGTTTTCCGGCGCATGTTTTCCACTCTCCGCCCCGTGCCGGGGCCTTTCCGGCAACCCTGAAAACATCGCAAACCCAATCGACATGGACAAGCCATTTCTCATGCATCGGGACACGCTGGCCTTCGTTCTGAACACGGAGGCGCACCGTACCGTTTTCGGCGACGCCGGCATTCCGATCACCGCCGAGCAGGCGCGTGGACTTTCCGGCCCCGGCCGGGAAGGCGTGGCCCGTGAAATCCTGCGCGCCGTTGTCGCGGCCGACAACGCGGCGGCGCTTGCGTCGCTCGAAGCGGCGAACCCCGCTCTTGGCGTTCCGCCCGCTCCCGCTCCGGCTCCCGCCCCGGCTCCCGCCCCGGCTCCCGCGTGGGGCGGCGTCTCCCCCGCGGAGTAGCGCGCCATGCCGGACGAAGCGGCGCAGAGCGGGACCTACGGGTGGGTCGTGGACCGCGCCCGGGAAATCCTCTCGGACAAGGACGGCGCGACGAAACGCTGGCGCGAGGCGGAGCTTCTTCGCTTCGCCGACGCCGGCGTCGCGCGCCTTCGCGCCCTTCGCCCCGCCGCGCAGTACTTCGGCCTCTTCCGCGTCGTGTTCCGCCCCGTCGCGCCCGCAGGGGACGGCGATGCGGAGGGGATCGCGACGGCCCGTGCCGCGCGGATTCCCGCAGACGAACGCTGGCACGAGGCGATCGTTCACTACGTCGCTTATCGCGCGCTTCTCATGGACGAAGCCGACGCCGCCAACATGAACCTCGCCCAGCAGCACCTCAAGCTCTTCCAAGAGCAATGCCAGACCTGAACCGCCAGCGCGGCGACACCGCCGCAGACCTCGCCGCTCGCCTCGGCACGGCGGACGCTTCCGCCATGACGGCGCCTGGCGCGACGCGCGATCTCGTTCCCGAAATCGCCTGGCGGCTTCCCGGCTGCTCGGACCTTGAAATGCGCCGTGCGCTCATGGCCTCCGCGCGCCTTCTGTGCGAACGGGGGTGCGCGTGGACGGAGACCGAGACGCTGGTCTTTCCGGGGCCCTTCGGCTACACGGCGAATCTCACGCCGCCGCATGGCGCCGTCGTGGTGGCGCTCCTGCGGCTTTCGCCTGACCCGTGGCGCGGGAGCGTCGCGCTCTTCGGCGCCGGGACGCCGGCCGCGTTCCTCGGACTCCCCTTCCAGGCGCCGCCGCCGCCTCTGCCCCACGCGGGGACGGTCGCCGCCACCGTCGCGCTTCGTCCCGCCCCCGGCTTCGACGCGCTGCCGGATGGGTTCGCCGCGCGATGGGGCGACGCCATCTGCTCCGGCGCCGTCGCGACGCTCTGCGCCATGCAGGGCCGCCCGTGGAGCGACCCCGCCACGGCCGCGCAGGAGGGGCAGCGCTTCAACGCCGCCGTCGTCCGCGCCCGCGTGGATTCCGCCACGGATGGAGGGGTTCGCCCCCTCGAATGCTTTTCCAAAAGACCTTTCCTCATCTAACCCCCTCCCCTACCCATGAGCAAGTGGACGAATTTCCGCGACCGCCTCGTGCGACGCGCCCTTGATTGGCTCGGCATCGACTACGACGACATCGTGGGGTCGGTTTCGCCGGATCCCGCCCCGGTTTCGCCGGCCCCCGCCCCGGCGCCGGCGGGGGCGGAGTCCCCGGCCGCGGTCTCGGGCGGCTTGCGGGACCCCGCCCGCTGGGACGAATGCACGCTCGCCTCGTGTTGGGGCGGGACGAACGCATCGAAGCGCATGATGAACGTCCTCTCGCCGAAGATGCCGGAGTCGACGTTCCGGGACTACGTGGGATGGATGAAGGGCCAGGGCGCCAACACGGCGCACGTGTTTTTGATCAACAAGGGCGATGGGGAGTATTCCGGGTATTCGCCGTGGGGCGTCGGCGTCGGCCCCGGGCCCGGCGAGCCGAGCCAGAAGACGGTGCAGCTCATGTCGGGCCGCATCGACTACCTCCTCGCGCAGGGCCTCGCGGTCGTGGTGTGGCTCATGGCCGACGATTCGAAGGACTGGGCGGCGGCGTTCGCGAAGAACGCCGCGTCCTGCCTTCGCTGGATCGTGGACGACGGGCTTCTGGGCGGGGTCTCGACGGTGGTGCTCGGTCTCGAAATGGACGAGTACTGGAGCTCGTCGGAGGCCAAGGCCGTCGCAAAGGCGACGCGCAAGGTGTGGGAGGGCAAAGTTGGGACGCATCACACGAGCGGCAAAGCCATGTTTTCGAGCCTTGGCGACCTCCTCTTCTATCAGGTTGATCCTGGCCGGACCGCGGCGCAGATCAAGACGGACACCGCCGCGGCGCTCCGACACGGAAAGCCCGTGAATTTCTTCGAGTTGGACCGCGGCCCCAACAAGTCTCTTGCGCAGGCGGCGCTTGACGCCGGCGCGTTTGGCGTTGGCAACTGCGCACCGGGCGTGAAGGCGAAAGGGGCGAAAGAGGCGGAAACGACGCCCGCGAAAAGCGGCGGCATCGACCCCGCCGCGCTCGACTGGCGCTACGGCGGCTTCGACGGTTCGAAGGCGAAGGAGGACTCCTCCTGCCGGATTCTCTCCGCCGTCGCCGGTTCGAATGGCGTCACATTCAAGTTCAGCGGCTCGTTCTGGGGCGCGACCCACGCGGACCCGACGATGCGGTGCTGCGCCTTCTACGAGGATGGCGGAAAATGGATTGGCGGCTTCTGGGAATGGGGCTCTCCCGACCGGACATACCGGGGCTACGACAACATCAACACGCGCTACAAGAACTGGGACCCCGCCCCGTTCAAGGCGGCTCTCCGCCGCGCGTTCTGCATTTGTTCGAAGGACGGCAAGTTTCGCAGCAACCTCATCGAGGCATGAAAAGCATGAACGAAGACCAGGCGAAGGCGCTGCGCATCCTCTTTGCGGCGGTGGCGGAGTACCTCAGGAAGGACCAGGCCGCGGACTACTCGCTCCCCGAGGACGTGTCGGTCTCGATCCGCTCGAGGCGGGTCGCGGACCTGCCGACGCGGGAGTTCACGACGGCCGACAGAACACTTACGGTCGCGCTCGACGTGAACGACTCGCTCGGGATTCGGCTCACCGCGCACAAGTTTCCGCGTGCTGGGCTCTGGAACGGGCCGGACGTGCTGCGGAACAATTCGCTGCGGCGCATGCTTTCGTCGCTCTTCCACGACCTCATCTGGGAACACGCGGACGAACTCGCGGAGGCGTGGCAGACGGACAAGACGCGGGTCCTGCGGTGGGGCAACGACGTGCTGTACCTCGTGTGGGTCTGGGCGTCGGAGGATTCCTGGTGGGGGCGGCGCGAGGCGTGGCTTTCGTTCCAGGCGACGCAGTTCGCCGCGCCGTGGTACCACCGTGTAAAGGAGGCGCTTGCGTGAGTTCCCGCCCGACCGCGAACCGCCTCGTCGCCACGCTCGCCTACTGCGACGTGTGGCGCCGTGGCGTCGTCTTCGCCGTCGGGCCGGAGAATCTTGTCGCAGATCATGTCAGAAGGCGGTACGGCGTGGAACTCCCCGCTTCGGTGCTGGACGAAATGAAGTCGCTGTCCGCCACGGGCGGCGTTGCGCTCACGGCGAACTCCACCGGGGAGCGCGACATCCTCATTTGGGCGCCGAAGCCGATCTCCCTTTCGTGCCTTGTCCATGAATGCGTCCATGCCGCGACGGACATTTTGAAATACGTAGGCGCGGACGATAGCGACGAGGCCCGCGCCTACTTGACGGAATTCCTGTTTCACCGGTTTTCTTCCGTCACTTCCTGCGTTCGACCACGGTCGTCGCGGGACGTTTCTTCGCCTCGGAAATAAGGAAATTCAAACACATGAAGGCCAGAATTTCAATCTTGTCGTTCGCCGCGCTCGCCGCGGCCGCCATCCTCTCCGGCTGCTACACGCTGCCGGACGGCGCCGTCGTGGAAGTGACGGGCGCCGAAGTGGTCGAAAACGTCATGCGGGAGCAGGGCGACGGGCTTTCCCCCTTGGACTCCGCCACGGCAAATTCACAAGCGAAGGGAAGCACCGACGCCCCGCCGGGTGGCGGGGAGGCCGACGCCGTGGCGGAGTCCGATTCTAATCTGGCCGGAGAAGAGGAGGAGCCGTAGCCATGCCGCTCTCGGCCCTGTCTATCACGGTCCCAAGCCTGGAAGACGCCGCCCGCGACCTCGAAATCGAAGGTTCGCTTGTCGCGGGGGAGCGCGTCGCGCTGACGCTTCGGCTCCCCGAATCGGCTGGAATCGGCGTAGCGGAGGCGAACGGCGGAGCACTCCGCGTCCGCGTCCTTTCGCAGGCGGGCGAGCATGACCTTGCCGCGCTCGTCGGCGACGAACCATGGACGCAGAGCGCGCAGGGCGGCGCGCTTCTCGCGACGCTTGACCTTGCCACGGTGCAGGCGGTCGGCGCCTTCGGCCCCCTCCCCTCCCCTTCTCCGTCGCGTCGCATGTGGCCGTTCCCGCCACCTCCCCCCAAGCCGGACGCCATTTCCGTGCGGATCGTCGTGGAGTACGCGCGGGGAACCGGAGAAGCCACGATGCTCGGAGTCCGCGCCATGCGCCTCCTGCGCTGGCCCGGACGCGGGCGCGAAAACACGGACCTGCTCGACCTTGCGACCGGCCGCGTCTACTCGGCGGAGGAGGTGGATAGCCTCGTTCAGGGCGCGAAAAACTACGCGGACGGCATCTCCGCGTCGCTGGTCCGACGCCTCGACGCCAAGGCCAACCTCGTGGATGGCAAGGTTCCCTCCGACGAACTCCCGTCCTACGTGGACGACGTGGAAGAGTATGCGTCGCTTGACGCTTTCCCGGAGGAAGGCGAGGAAGGGAAAATCTACGTCGCGAAAGACGTGAACAAGACCTACCGCTGGACGGGGACGCAGTACACGAAGGTAGGTGGCGACGACGCGATCCTCACACCCGTCTACTCCGATACGCCGACGTTTAGCGAGTGGACGCTGACACCGGACGACACGTACACGTTTAGAATAGTATGGGATATAGGCGAAGACATCTGGGTCGTGACAGGGCAGCCAGAGGCCGGTGACCCTGTGGCCTATATTCATGGAACCAAAGCTGACACGGTCCTTCGCTTTACCTATAACGGCATTCCCTTCACCGCTACCCGTACCCGCACGGACATTCTCGGCTACAAGTTAGGCGATCAGTCCGACAAGCCGCTCGCTCCGGCCAAGAACTACGCGCTCAAGAGCGACATTCCCGCCGTTCCGGTAAAGGCGGTGAAGCGCAACGGCACGGCGCTCACGCCGGACGCGAGTGGCGCCGTGAATGTCGAAGTTCCCGAGGTTGACGCCAGTCTCAGCAGGACCGGTGCCGCGGCGGACGCGAAGAAGACCGGCGACAGGCTGACCCGGCTGGACAACACCGCCACTACGCTTCGTTCTCTCGTTATTTCACGCCTCTCCCGTGCCGAGGCTGTCTCCGGCTTCACCGAATGGGTTCAACTTGCGCCAGACACCAATCTCTATGTAGCGTCTGAATTCAACTACGACTTCACGGCGAGAACCTTGTCGTTCGACCTGGCCGACGTCACGACGGGCGACGTGTACCCGTGCGTGTTCAGCGATGTTGCCGAGGATGCAACAACCGTGTCTGGACAGCCGCAGGGGTTCGCCGGCATGGTCACGCTCGCCCGCACCCGGCTCCGCCCGACGGCTGCGCAGGAGGCGGCGTGGAATGCGAAGCAGGACGCAATCTTCGACATTGCGACGATCCGCTCCGGAGCGTCCGCCGGCGCGACGGCGTACCAGAAGCCCGCCTCCGGCATTCCAGCTTCAGATCTCGCACCGGGAGCGGTCCCGACGGTGCCGACGAACGTTTCGGCGTTCGCGAACGATGCGGGCTACCTCACGGAGCATCAGAGTCTCGCGAATTACGTCCAGAAGTCGCAGACGGCGGGGCTGCTAAAGAACGACGGCACGGTTGACACGAACACGTACCTCACGCAGCATCAGGACATTTCGGGCAAACTTGACGCCGCCGCGCGCAACCTCCTGCCATACGCGATTTCGGTGGACGACGTGATCCTCGCGCCGCAGATAGCGGTCTACCGCGCCGCGCTCAACGCCGACGGCTCGTTCCCGACGATCGTGGACTCTGGAATCCCGACGGCGGCGTCGTACTACTGTTTCGAGTTGGAGATGTCGGTACCATCCACGGTGCCGGCCACCATCTACGGCCCGACGATGGGCGGCACGGCGTTCGACTCGACGGCGAGCTACGCGGTCGGGAACTATGTGGTCTACGACAACGTGGAGTATGCCTGCGTCGCGGCGCATTCTGGCCCGTGGGATGCGTCGCACTTCAAGCAGGCGTGGGTCTTCCTCGACGGCCACGGGCTGCCCGACCCGGCTGATCTCTTGGGCGGCGAGACGATCTGCGTCTCGGTGCGTCTTGACTGCACGAAGCGCACGTTCCTCGCGAGCGTCTGGAGGGTGGCGTAATGTGCGTCCTCCCGACCAGAATGATGCCGATGGGCGTAGGAAGAAGGGTCGATCCTCCTCCGTATGACGCGGAGGTGGAGTACGTAGTAAACACTGGCGGGACTCAATACGTCGACACGGGCATCGCGTTCACCCTTGAAACGGTGGTTCGCGTCCTGCGAGGGGATTTCATCTCCCACAACGGAAACTACATGGTCGGCGAAGGAGCGAATACCGGAAAAACACGTTTCTTCTGGAATCCAACAGGGACGGTAATTTACGCGCGAATCAACGAAAATAACGCATCAGCAAACGCATCGGACACATTGCGGAACGTGGAATTCGGAAATCTGTATGTGAAAGACCTCGACACAAACACTATGGTTGCACAACGCACGAAACTGACGACCTTGCCAAAACAGTCCACGTTAAAAATTTTCAGCGGCACAACGGGAACGAACGGAAGACGAGACGTGTGGCAATGCAAGCGTGTGGAGATTGTCGTTGGAGGCGTCACCGTCCGAGACTTCGCGCCCGTCCGCGTCGGCCAGACCGGCTACCTCTACGACCGCGCGAACCCCACGGGCGGGCCGCTCGGCAACGGCCTCTACGGGAGCGCGACCAGCACGCCGCTCATCGCGGGGCCGGACAAATAAGGAGACACCATGTACGCACACCTCATCGACCAGACCGCGATCTCTACGAACCCGCCGCGCCAAGCCGTCATCGACGGCGCGCAGGTCGTGGGGGAACTGCCGGAGCCCTACCTCAACTCGCAGGGCTGGTACAAGCTCGATACCACGCCCGCGCCAGACACGCAGGACGGCTACCACGCCGAGCCGCGCTACGCCTACGATTCCGACGAGACGCCGACGCGCATCGTCCAGTCATGGGAGGTCGTGCAAGACCCGCCCCCTCCGCCGCGCGTCTTTTCCAAGCTCCGCCTTGTCGCCGCCCTCATGGATGCGGGCTACTGGACGCAGGTCAAGGCGTTCATCGAGGCGCAGGGTCTCATGGACCTATACCTCGCCGCGCAGACGTTCCGCGAGGACGACCCGCATTTCGCCCCGGCGCTCGCCGCGCTCAAAAGCCAACTCGCCGTCACGGACGAGGATGTCGAGAAAATCCTTTCGGCGGCGCAGATCGAATGACCCCTTCTGCCGGGTCCCGTCGTCCGGGGGAGGAGCGCGCAAGCGTGACACACGGACGGGAAAGGAGCGGGGCCCGGCGGATTTCCTCTTCACCGGTCGAACGACCGGACGAAACAAGAACCACAAAACAAACAACTCTCAACAAGGAACGACACCATGCACGAATACTGGCAGCAGGTCCGCCGCGACGCCCGCGAGGCGATGGGCAACCTCCGCTGCTCCGTTCATCCAGGGCGCTTCGGCGAAGTCCGGCGGCGGCACCACCAACCCGTAGTTTTCGCGGTTCGTCTCAAATCCTCCCCTATCCTTTCGGTTTTCACCTTTTTCCAATTCGCTCCCATCCATGAAAATTTCCATCAGTGAATTCAAGTCCGCGGTCGCCTCGTTCGAGGCGGACATCATCACGCAGTTCAAGAAAAACGCCAACAAGTTCGCCATGGGCGTCGCGTTCGGTGCGGCGGAGCGGAGGATTGATGACATGGTGAAGCCGTTCCTCGACGAGGACGGGAACGTGGACGTAGATATGATGCGCGAACGTATCAACACGGGACTTGCCGCGAGCGGCGGAAAACTCGTCATCGAGCCGCAAATCGACACGGCCCTGCGATTCCTCGGCATTGGCATCGAGAACATCACCATCACGCAGGCGGAGTTCGACGACTTTTTCGAAAGGAAGATTCCCGCCGCCGCGGAGAGCGGGAAGGAGCTCGGGCGATGACTCGCTACTCTCCCCCGCCCGATTCCCCCTACCGGCGCTTCCGTCTTGGATCGTCGCGTCCGTTCCGCGTTTTGTGGAATGGGAACGACGTCCCGCGCGACGCCGAAAAGATGGAGGAGGAGATCGGGTGCCGAGGAGCGGAACTTGGCGCGGGCTACGCCGTCGCGTCGCCTTCGCGCAGCGAGCCGGGGGTGTTCGACGTGGAGTACCGCTTCCCCGGCGGGAACCGGGAGCGCGTGGCGGAGAAGTTCGACACACCGTCGTACAAGAAGTTCATGGAAAATTTTGGATTGCGCGTTTTAAAAACAGGAGACAACGGCAAATGAGTGACGAGCAGCAACAGCACATCGACGAGTTCGATTACCAGGAGTACCTGAAGGACGTTGGCAATGCGGATTTCAGCCAAGAGGAGAAGGACGCTTTTCGCAAGCTCCTCGCCGCCGGCTATCGCAACCTCAACGGCGACCCGATGGAGAAGAAGGTGCAAATGCTGGCGCGTACGGACTGGCTCCAGATTCAGAAGTCTATCGCGGACAGCAAGAAGATGTTGCACATCCTCGCGGCGCTCGAAGACATCCGGCGCAAGGTGGACGCCACGCCGTCGGCCGGGGACGCTCTTTCGCGGATTGAGGGCGCGGTGGACGAGCTGCGGCAAAAGGCGGCGGCGTCCCCGCAGTCCTCGTCCTTCTCCGCGCGGCTGTTCGACTTCCTAAAGGCGGCGAAGACGGAGATCGCCACCATCGTGTGCTTCGCGATCTTCTTCCCCAACGGCGGCGCCGTGCTGGAGAAGATCGCGGCCATCATCCGGCCGGGCGGCTGACCCCCGCCCGAAACGACGTTCCGCCGGACCGGAAAAGCCGATGCGGACTTGCCAACCACAGAACTAGAAAAGGACACCAACCATGCCAACCAATGTCAACAACGCCGACGTATCGACAGTTGAGAACGTCAACACGACCGTCACGACGGCGCTCCGCCAGACCGACGGCACCACGTCGAACGGGAACGTCGTCACCACGTTCAGCACGACCGGAACGGGCGACTCGCTCGTCACGCGGCTCGTCACGTCTGATAGCGGCTACCCGCCGAACGACACCGCCACGTGCGCGGAACTGATCGAGTACGCCAAGGACATGAAGGACCACTGGACGCGCGTCGGCGAAGTCCTCGCCGACTACGTGGCCTCGCAGCAGTAGCGCCGAAAGGCCGTAGGGGAGAAAGGGGGACGCGCCGCCATGCCGCAGACAAACCAGACGCTGGACGGAACCGCCAACGAATTCAAGCGCGACGTGCGCTCCGAACTCGGATGGAAGCTCCTGCGCGTCGTTGCGTACGACGGGCTGGCTCCCTCCCAAATCGTCCGCTACCTCTCGTCTGCGGACCGCGGGCTCGCGGCGGACGACTTCGCGGACCTGCCGTTCCGCATCGATGCCACGCCCGACGCGGACAACCGCGACAACGCCGCCAACGTCACGACCGACACGCGGCGCTACGTCGTGGACCCGCTCGCGGAGCGGCACGAATACGACGGTCTCTGGACCGGCGGACCGGCCGTCCAAAACGAGGACCACGGGCACAAGATCGTCCAGCAGACGCTCACGAGGACGTTCCCCGCCGGACACGGCTACACCGTGGACGGGAACGGGCGCTACGTCTACTCGGACGAACCGGACTCGCGGGAATACGCGACGGCGGCGGACGCACTGAAGGCGCACCGCCCCGTCGTGCGCAGGGTCTTCCAGAGCCGCATGGCCTTCGACCCGTCGATCCCCGGCTCCTTCCGAACAGAGGTGACGTGGCGCGACTTCACGCACGAATCGTTCCCGGCGCTCGAAGCCCTCACGGTGAACGAAGTCCGCGACGCCATCGCGTCCCATGCGGGGCTCGGCAACGTCGCGAACGCCATCGCCGAAACGCATTGCGCGATCGATTCGCAGACGAACACGGTCGTGTTCACCGCCGCCGGACTCTACAAGGAGTCCACGGCGCCGACGGACGTGACGAGCCTCCTCAAAGCGCCGCGAATCGAAGCCCCGTGCACCCGGGAAACCCTCCGGACGTTCGGGCTCAACGAACTTGCCGACGGCGAGGGCTACCGCTACACCCACACCTTCCGGTTCCTCGACCTCGCGGACACGCCGGCCGTCCGCAAGTTCCTCGAATTCGGCATCACCGACTCCGCCATCATCCCGAAACTCGTCGCGGCGGAGTACGCCTCCGATCATCCCGCGCTCGACTCGACCGCGGCGGACGGCAAGGGCCGCTTCCACGTCACGCGCGGCGGCGTGAAGCAGGCGTGGTACCGCATCGCGCTCATGCGGACGGACAAGCAGGAGGAGGACGGACTTCTCTCCTTCACCATCGTCCTCCAAAAGCCGGAATGGCACGGGAAGGACAAGCCGAACGCGCGCCGCACCATGGCGACGCAGAACCCGAACGGTCCCGGCATGGCGAAGGAGACCGTGATTCCGTCCGTGCCGCGGGAAGCCGCGGAACAGGTCGCCGCCGATGCGCAGCCGGACGCCGGGCAGACCATCGTGTCCGCGTCCGTGACGGAAGGAGAGGCGGGGTCCTCCGACATCCGCCTGCACCAGGCGCCGGAATGGAAGTTTGACGGCACCAAGGACGGCACCCCGCCCCGCGTCGTCTCCTCGCTCGACGGCAAGGACATCCCCGCGACGAGCCTCCGCCACACCTCCACCGCGATGGAGGACGCATGGGACGCGCACTTCGAGAACCTGGACCCCTCCCGCGTCACTGCCCTCATCTCCGAAGTCTCCGCGAAACTTGCGCCCAACGGCGGCGCGGGGCGCGTTGTCGTGAAGGGAATCTCGCAGACCGGGCCCGGAACCTACACCGTAGACCTTCACGCCGAAGGCGTCGAAAAGAAAGTCTACGACGAATGGGTGGCGACGGCGACGCACACCAGCGAGACGAGCGAACAGGTCAAGTACAACGTCCCGCAAAACGAACTCACGGACGGCGGACTCGACGAAAAGACGCACGTCATCACCCGCGAAAACCGGTCCCTCAACCGCGACGGCACGTGGAACGAGCAGATCACCCGCGTGAAGCCCGTCGCCTGCACCCTCGAATACGGGAGCGTGTCGAACCACGTCACGTCGCACCACACCGTCTACCGAAACGCCAAGAAGCTTCCCGCCGGACTCGACCCGAAGCACCCGACGATGCAGGGCAGCGCGTCGCATAACGAACACGGGCTCGTCGATGCGCAGACCGTGGAGGAGGACGACGACAAGGTGACGCAGACGAACCGTGGCGGGGACCACTTCTCCGCGACGGAAAGCGTCACCAAGGTGCAGGACGCCGCCCCGGCCGAGACTCCCGGCGTCTCCGGCGGCGTCATCACCGAGACGCAGGACGTGGCCTATCCCGATGGCAAGCACCGCGCCACCGTCACGAAACGCACGGCGGTTCCATGCGAACATGTCGTGACGAAGACGAAGAGCGGCCACGCTCTAACCGTCACGCATCACCGCCTCACGAACGGGTTTGCCGTTCCAGGTTCTCTTCAATCACCGCCCGACAACATGAATGTCGAAGGCGGCGCGCAGCACAACTCCTTTGGGCTCGTGGACGCGCAATGGAGCGAGCAGGAGCGGAAAGACGAGTCTCAGGAGTCGAAGTCCAAGACCTATTACGGAGACCGCACTGACAAGGTCAGAGTGAAGGACTCCGGGGACGGAACGGCGGAACAGACTTCGAACAGCCTCAAATCCTACTCCCGCACGACGCTTCCCGACGGAAAGGTGCGGGAACAGACATCCGAGGAAACCTTCACACCGCGTACGGAGACGTTCTACACGCAGGAGGGGGATCGCGACCATCCGCGCGTCGTGACGCACAAGGTCTTCCGCAACCAGGAAACCCTGCCGGAGGAACTGAATCATTCCGAAAAGCCCGGCAAGGACGATCTTGAACGGTTCTCCGGCTCCGCAGACCGAAACGCTCACGGAACATGGGACGGGCATTCGCAAAAGTACTCCGTCGAGTCCGAAGACGACAAATCAAAGTCCCGTTCCGAGGACGCATGGAGCATTCGCGACGGAGACGCGGACATCCGCCTCGACTCACGCATGTCGGAGGCGGAAGAATTCGAGGAGGGCAAGATCGTCACCGTGGAAGAGACCACGTTTCCCTCCGAACGCATTTCCTCCCGCAAAACCGTGGAGACGGCGAAGCAGGACGATTGGGAATTCGACGCCGACGAATTCAACCCCAGCACCCGCGAGAAACGCTCGGTCCATCACCATGTCTACAAGAACTGGCAGACCGAACCGAAGGAGTCCGTATCTGGCGAAGACAAGCTTCTTTCCGCGCAGAAAGAGAAAAACCGCTTCGGGCTTTGGGACGCGCACTTCGTCACCGGACCGGCGTGGAAGCAGGTGGTGCAAACCGGGAAACACGAGACGCATACCGAAACCACGACGACAAAGACGAGCATTTACGAAAAAGGCGACACTCTTCCAAAAGAAGTGTACGAAGTGGGGCATCGGCTCGAACTCGACAAGACGACGTTGGAAGATGGCGCCACGCTCGTGCGCGAGACGGAGACTCAATCAAAGAAACCGCATAAGTACCATTTTACGCAGCGCGAGAAACGCGGCAACGACGCTTACCGAGACAATGAGATCTGGGTTTTTCATAATTGCAAAGAAAACGAAATCCCGGAACCTCCAACAGGAGCGGTTCGATTCTCGAAAGCGTGTGGCGACTTGGAATTGTGGAGCGGATCGTATACCGTGCTCGGGGATTGGCACAATGGCGGCGTCAAGATCGATTTCACCAACGGGGAGGAAAAGGACCACGTCGAATGCCAGCTCGAAACCGCGCAGTATCACGATGGGGAGTCCGCGAACCGCACAACCGTTGACGGGGTTTTCTGGCGCATCGTCGCTCGGGAAGTCTGCGAAGGCGTCTGCGAAGGAGACAAGCGCGCCGTTTTGAAGTACAACAAGTCGAACAAGTATCCGGGAGGCGCACTTGAACGCGTTTCCGATGGCGACGGCAACGCCCGCTACTGGAAATGGAAAACCGTGCGCCGGATGGGAATGGGCACTCCGGGCTGGCGCAAGGACGCCATGACGCCGGCGAACATTAAAAATGAGCAGTCCGCCGCCATCGCGGCGTTGAGGTGAGGTAATGACATGAGCACTTTTAATCCACTCGATTCGTCAAACATTTCTGCTCAACTGAACCAACTTCAGCAGAGAGTTCAGGCGCTTCAGTCGAAGCTCGACGCGCTGGAGCAGGCGCCGGAAGACGACGGCATGATCGTTGAGTCTGTAAAACTAGGAGGTCCAGTTCGATTTGGCGCGGCGGAGGGCGAACACTGGGGCGGGCAGACCATCCCTGGCATCATAAGATCACACGAGAGCGCGACGTACAAAGTCGATCTCTACGACGACGGGTTCGGACATGCCAGCACTAGAAGTGTCAGCGTCTCCCCGCTCTGCGTGTCGTTTGGCGGCGTCGTGCCAAATGGAACGGCCGTCCTCGTTCATGTGGTGCCGGGCGATCTCATCGAGGTTACGGAACGGGAAGGAGGTTCGTGATGGTGTTCATGGGTTTCTTGAACTGCGTTCCTGAATACGTTCATTCCGGCGGATCTTATTTATATTCTGGACCAGCCTTGCCATCCTCGACCGACGGAGAGACGGTCCGCGGGAACTTGATCCTGCGTCAGGCCCCGTCGGACTTTGGGTTTTCCGAAAACGACCCGAACTCATCGGCCCCATGGGTGATTGTACCGGCCAACCGCCCCTACCCCGTTCTGCGGACCAACGACGTGGACCTTTATCTTGTCCCGTTTCGGGTCAACGACGAGTATGCGTGGGCGTACCGAGCGGGGGTCACCGGCAGTTTCGACCAGTTCTTCTACGACGCCTCGATTGGAAAATGGGTCCTGTGGAGATACCCCAGATCCGGGGATGACGGTTCTTATGATTATCGTTATCCCATATTCGCCACCCCTTCCGCCTATCAAGACCTAGATGGCACGTGGGTGGGGGGCGGATGGTGGGAGCTCAATCGCCTCCCCGCCGTCGATGCGGATCCAGTCGACCCCACGCCGAAGGGCGTGTTCCTCAACGGCGCCGCGCCGACGCAGCAGATATCCCTTGTCTACCCGCGCTACGAGCGCATCACGACCGGGAACCTTTCCGAACGGGAGCCGTATGGGTTGTACCGTGCGACGGGGTGGGACGACGGGGAGGATCGCCCCGATCTCGTGGTGGGGTCGGCCGTGTTCTCGCAGGGGGGGCTGTCGCGCCAGCGTCTGTGGCGCAAACAGACCGGCGCGGACATGTGGATTCGCGACCCAGCGCGCGACGAGGACGAAGACGAGGAAAACCCGATTGAAGGAAACGTCCTCAAGAAATCGGGCGACGTGTACGTAATCGGCACCCGGAACAGCGGGACGTGGTGGGAGACCCGCGACCGCCCGGAGGCGTTTGGTTCCACGGTGCGCCTAGACGAATTCACGATGGACGGCAGCCTTCCAACAGGCACGGGGAGAAACGTCGAACTCTCCTTCAAGTACGTCGGGGCGCCGCCGGCCTCGTCGAAGGTCACGCTGTACGAAATGGAGGTGCCGACATGGCAAGGCTCGTAGATGCCTGTGACTGGGAGAATGCCGTCATGGAGGACTCGAAGCCGGTCCGCATTCTCCTTGATGCCCTCCTCGAAAGGGAGATGAGTCACGGCTATTATTGGCGGCCCGGCGATGGAGGCGATGGAGGAAGTCGTCTGTTTTTTGATTTTCACAGATTGGACTGTGCCCCGGCCAATTTGAGAATCCTGCATTATATCCGCGACCGCATATCCATTTTGGCAGAAGCCTTCGCATGCGTTGACGACGAGACGTATGCATATCGCCAGTACCGAAACTTCCCGCGCTCGTACACGCGGGAAGAGGTGCTGTCCGGCGATCACATTAAGACCTTGCCCATGTCCGGGGTGCCGGCCTCGGACCCTGGCGCCATCGCAATATACCGAAAGTTCCTCTCCGAGTGCGTGGAGTGGCTTTGCCGGTTTCGATACGTTCACCTGGCTTATGGTTCAGATGTCGCGTGGACTTATACTAGTGGTGAAGCGAGCTGGTCGCGAACCTACGAGAAGAACTTGGACGGCGAGACGATCGACGAGGATGGCGAAAATGTCAACTCCATTTCTCTTTCCGAAAACACAGACTCCGCCGACCCCAGATTTTCTGAACCTCATTTCAGCGTCAGTACCGAACGATATGCGGGTTTCAGTCAAGGAGGAGACGGTATATACGATACCCGTATTCGCGATGAATCCGAGAGAATGAATGCGGGCGGCGTAGGCTTTACCAACCTTCGCGTGTGGAACAAATTCGGGCGCCCTGCAAAGTGTCTGCTGTTTCCGTGCGGGGTAGGCAGCGAAGCCCACGACAGCTACGAGCGGACCTATGAATACACGGAAGGAAGGACGACGAATCCCAGCGACTCCCGGCCGATGGCCACCGCCGGAGGGATTCTTAAAGAGATCGGCTACTACCATGGGCTTGGGGGGTTCGAATGCGAGACGAAGCGGGAGTCCATGACCTACGCGGCGGGCACGAAGCAGGCGACTGAGATCACGACTACCCGGTGGTCCGAGGACAGGACGCGTCACCTTTCCACCACGACGCGGACCGAGGCGCAGCAGGCTGATCCACAAAACAAGATGTGGTCTTGGACAAGCAATACCCATTTGGATTATGAACTGACCGACGCCTTTGGCCTTGGCCAGATTGGCACGCCCATCGACTGTGGCGAGATCGGGCCGCACGAGATGAAGAAGGTCCACGACGGCCTTGCGTCGCTGCCGCTCGCCAGTATGGAAGCGGTCGTCGATGTTTCCAAGAGGTCTAGCTACGCATCCATGACACATGAGGCTGTGTGCCGCCTCGTGCCTATTTTGGATTTCAACGACTCGTTCAACTACAAAGCATAGGAAAAGGAGAAAAAAATGCCAATTATAGCAGACGGTCCAATTGGATATCGGACAATCGACCTTGACCCGAGTCAATACACTGCGTATTTTGAACCGGGTAAGACTGACTTTACGCTGCATCTAGACCCTAAAACAAAAAGGATAAAGAACGGATCCTCAATTGTTCACGAATGGGGCACGCCATCGGGGCACACCATAAAAGGGACACAAAGGATTGACTACGACGCGAAAACTGCTCAGGCCGTATTGGAGGAATACCACGCATATCTGGAAGAGCAGCGACGGATAAATTCCCCGGAACACAAGAAGCGGCAGGAAGACGCTCTCAATTCGGCCAAGGAGCGCCTTGCGTCCGTGATGAAGAGCCGCTTTGAGAATGACACTGGTCCAGTCCCCATCGTCGATGGGACTGGGCACATCGTAGCAAACCGTGGAAGCTCAATGTCTTCCCAAATTGGAGTTCCGCCAATCAGATCTGGAATTTCTTCATCAACACAAGTGGCCCCTACAAGGCCGACAGTCGTATCGCAGCCGTACCTGAAAGGTCAACCATCGCACTCAAATGCGGAGAGAGAGGCGATGGAACAAGGAGCGGACGGGAGTCCAAGGCGTTCAGGAGGCATGGACTTCTCACGCGTCAAGGCATTTCTAGACGCGCAGTCTTCCTCCGCAACCTCGCCCGACGCGTCCGCGGCCTTCGCGGCGGCGGACGGGACGGAGACGGCGCTTTCGCCCGGCGAGGTCGCCACGCTTTCCGGTTCGTCTGGGTCGTCCGCCACGTCGCCTGCGCCAAGCGCAGGCGGCGAATCAGCCGGCGCGGACTTCGCCCGCGATTTCGACTATGGGGCGCTTCAGGCGCAAATTTCGGACGCGCTTTCGGATATCGGCACGCGCGAAGCGCTGGACGAGGCGCTGTCCGCGCTTCCGCAGGACGCCGCGACATCCGCCCCCGCGCCGGCTCCCGCCCCGCCGGCGGAGGTCCCTGTGGCGTCCGCCGTGGAGTCAGGGCCGGATGCGGATTCCGCTCCGTTGGAATTCTCGGATGACGGGAACGTGATCGATTCGTCCGTTCCGTCCAGCGCCGCGCAGGAACAGTTTGACAAGGACCTTAACGATTGGATCTTCGGAGGATAGGAACAATGAGACGCAAACCCATTACGCTTGAAGATACCGCCGACGCCACCCGCGCTCCGTTTCCCACGCAGAAACGCCGCTTGAGCGGGGCCGGACCGGCCATGCCTGCCGCACCGGTGGAGGCGCCGAACGCCGCCGCTCCTGCGCCTGCGCAGGACGATCCTCGGTCATTTGGTGAAAAGTGGCAGTACGACGCCTTCCAAGAGGAGGAAGCGAAGCGGGCCGCGCAGGAGCGGGCCGCGCGGCGCTCTTCGGCCATGCAAAATTTCAACCAATTCTATGGCGACATCCGACGTGCGCAGGCGACGCAAAACGCGGAGTTCACGAAGATCAACGGCGACATCGACCAGCGCGCGTTCAATCTTTGGCAGCTATACCGGGAGGGACAGGTCAATCCCGCTCTTTCGAGCGACCCGTCGTTTCAGCGCGCCCTTTTCGAGGGGACCGCCGCGTTGGGACATCTTTTCGGACGGAACCTTCGCGATCGCAGGACCGGCGCCGCGTATGGAAACATTTACGGGAGCGCCCAACTGCCCGACGGCACGATGAAGATGACCGGCTGGAATGAGAAAACGGGGGCGTTCGATTTTGTGTTCAAGGATGACAATGGCACCGTGCGCACGTTTTCCATGACGCCGGGCCGACTTGCGGAACGGCTTGTGAAAAGCGGGCTCGTGGATGATCCGGCGCAGGCCGCCGCCGTAGTTTCGGAACGTCCGGCCGAAGCGGCA